GCGGTGGAAGTACTCCTGCACTGATGTTTGACTTGTGGGCAAACGAATATAGCGATATTACTCCGTGGACGAGAATGAGAGTTTATTTTGTAGATGAACGTTGTGTTCCTCCTGAGAATTCGGACAGTAATTATGGAATGATGCGTTCATTATTGGTGGGTGTGGTACCTATTCCTTATGAAAACGTATTTCGTATTAAGGGAGAAGAAAGACCGGAAAAAGAAGCGGTCCGTTATTCTCGTATGGTAGAGAATAACGTACCGATGAAAGACGGTTGGCCTGTGTTTGATGTGGTATTATTGGGAGCAGGAGGGGATGGACATACTTCGTCTATTTTTCCGGGACAGGAGAGTCTGTTGTCTTCTGATAAAATATATGAAGTGAGCTATAACCCGAATAACGGGCAGAAACGTATAGCAATGACGGGATGTCCGATAATAAACGCGCAGCGTGTCATTTTCCTGATTACCGGCAAAAGTAAAGCCGATGTTGTAGAGGAGATGTGTACTTCCGGTGATACCGGACCTGCTGCGTATATAGCTCATCATGCCGAAAACGTAGAGTTGTTTTTGGATGATTATGCCGCATCGAAAATAGATGAGGAGGAAATATCAGATTAATAAAGCCGGCTAAAGGGTGCTCTCTACGAGCTCCCTGTTTACTTCCGGCTTTTTAATCTTTACAGATCAGTTTCTTCTATCTTTTGAATTATATATTTTCCTTTCTTGTCTTTATGACAGTAGCAAACATAGTAATTGGGATCTTTTACTTTGTCATTCAAATTTTGAGGTAATTCAATTTCTTTTGTCTCTCTATTGATAGCAACTAAAGCTATAACAATTCCCTCTTCTTCACATTTCTTAATCAGAGTATCATTCAGAATTAGTTCTTCTTCATCCATTTCGTATGCATTTAGTGTGTGCAAAGGTAATGTTATAATAATAATATTGTACTTTTTTTATGAGATTTTTATTCATTTTGCAGCATATTTCTTGTCTCCGATGCCGAATGCAGAACGAGAAACCTGTTTGTTTTGAGGGAAGAGTGGCTTTTGTAAACAAGTGAGGGGAACCACCTCCTCACCAAGTCAAACCAAAGAAATCCGAATTATGGTCGTTTTACTTCGATGTTTCAAAGATATAAATTATTTAGATTGTACAACAAATAAAAGCCCCGAAACGGCTCAATTGCGGGGCGGTGTCAAACAAGAATCTTAACTGAGCTTAAGTGATGTCTGATGAATCATTTCGCTAACATCATTCAGGGCATTTAAAAATGTCTTGAGTTCATTGTCAGTAAGGCGAGCCTTTTTTCCATTGACTATATTTCCGTTAATACGTTGATATAGCCAGTGTCGGTTTTTCCCAAAATATTTTCTTGCGATATAGCTGAATGATATCGCTTCGGGTAATTCTCCTAATTTATCGCGGAGTATGGTTTCTTCCGCTCTTTCTATGATCGCTCTTTTAATTTTTCTTGAATCTCGTTCATTCTGTCGAGTATGTCGTTTATTAACGCTTCCCGTTCTTGAATTCGTCTTCACGAACGGCGATCTCTGTTGTGATAAATCTTGTATCGGAGTTGTGTGCAACTCTAATTCTTATTTTATGTGTTCCATCCGATAATAATAAAAATCGGAAGCTCATGCTCGCTTGCAGGCTTCCGACTTAACACAAAAACTAAACTAGACATATTGTTTTTAATCCAGTATTATATTCTGTATATCAATTATATAGTCCTGCTTTTTTTAGTGGTTCGACCATTATTCGACCATTTCGATTTTTATGTACTATCAAGATTTTTGTGTTTCATTTGATTATTCTTTTTAAATGGAATATAATGCGTATCTTTGTGCTATGAAAAAGGCAGTGCATTATATATTATCTTATTTAGGTGCTCTATTATTTTTTTCAGGAATAATAGGAACTGTTCTTAAATGGATAACTATGTGTGTATTTTTGGATTATATGTTAGAGAAGAAAATAATAATAGCCTGTATTGCCATTTTTTTAGGTATAATCTTTACTCTCCGTTTTTATAAACCATTAAAATATCAATAACGCTTACGTTTCTCATTAAATTCTTTCATAATTGCTATTAGATCTTCTGGGGTT